TTTTCTTATGCTTCCTTTAGTGAAGGGGAAAAAATGAGAATTGACCTTGCACTTCTGTTCACTTGGAGAGAAGTTGCGAGAATGAAGAACTCAGTCAACACAAATCTTCTGATTATGGATGAGGTGTTTGATTCTTCACTTGATGGGTTTGGAACAGAAGAGTTTCTTAAGATTATTCGTTATGTAATTAAAGACGCAAACATTTTTGTTATTTCGCATAAGACAGGTCTTGAGGATAAATTTGAAAGTGTCATCCGATTCGAGAAGGTCAAAGGTTTTTCGCGTATGATGGTCTAACTCGCACAAGAACAATGCAAGTACCAAACTGGAAACACAACTCTGGGAAACCTCAGAAAAGGAAACTAAAACCACAAGCACTGAGGCAAGCAAAAGCACGACTAGCCCAGTTCAAGAAGAGTCACATGGGTCGTCCGAAGGGCGACCTTTCTCTGTATGATGGGTACATACGAAACGAATTCAATGGCAGTCAAACACGAAATCAAGTCCCAACTTGCCAAACTTCTGGCTACTGAAGACCTTGTAGTTGAGCACAAGAAAGTTCCTACTGCGTGCTTCAATGTTCATACTCGTGTTTTGACTTTGCCTCTATGGGAAAAGGCAAGTAACCTTGTTTATGACCTTCTGGTGGGCCATGAAGTGGGTCATGCTCTCTTCACTCCTGATGAGGACTGGACTGAGACGGCAAAGGTTCCTCAGCAGTTTGTGAATGTGGTTGAGGATGCTCGCATTGAGAAATTGATGAAGCGCAAGTATGCTGGACTTGCTAAGACATTCTTTAATGGTTATAAAGAATTGAACGAAGAAGATTTCTTTCAAGTTGCTGATGAGGATGTTTCTTCTTTCAATCTTGCAGATCGTGCGAATCTTTACTTCAAGATTGGTAATTTTGCGACTCTTGATTTTAATCCAGAAGAAAAGGAAATCATCAATCTGATTGATGCTTGCGAAAGTTTTGCTGATACTTTGATTGCTGCAGAAGAACTCTATAAGTATTGCAAGAAAGAGGAAGAACAGGAACAAAAAGTTTCTGACTTTGATTCTCACGAAACTCAAGGAAACTCTCAATCTCCTTCCAATGAAATTGTGGAAACTAATGACTCCTCTTCCGAACAAGAAGGTGAGAGTAATGAGTCCTCTCAGGATCAACCTGATTCGGAACAATCTTATGGTGGAACTGCTCAGGGTCAAGAAACTCAGGTAAAATCTTCTGATACTGAAGATGAACCTGAAGTTCGCACTGCAGATTCTCTGGAAGATAAAATCCGTGACCTTGTTGGAAATGATGGGTATGAGAATGCTTATATTGAAGTTCCTCAACTAAATCTGGATACTGTTATTGGTAAGAACTCTGAGGTTCATAAAGATATTGATGACTCTTTTGCACATCAGCAAAAAATTCACAATGAACATGCTGGAGAAAATATGTATGAACCAGTAAATCTCTATAAAGAATCTGATATTGAGTTTAAGAAGTTTAAATCTTCTGCTCAGAAAGAAGTTAACTATCTTGTGAAAGAGTTTGAGTGCCGTAAAGCAGCAGATCAATATGCTCGTGCATCAACTGCTCGCACTGGTGTTCTTGATACTGCTCGTCTTCATACTTACAAATACAATGAGGACCTTTTCAAAAAGGTTTCTGTAATTCCTGATGGTAAGAATCACGGTCTGGTATTTGTATTAGATTGGAGTGGTTCTATGGCTGAAGTGATGCTTGATACCTGTAAGCAACTCTTCAATCTTGTTTGGTTCTGTAAGAAAGTATCTATTCCTTTTGAGGTCTATGCTTTCACTAATGAATGTCGTCGTGGTGAGTATGATTATGAGAATGATCGTTATCTTGCTGCTGATCGTACACCGCATTATCAGAAAAAAAGTGGACTTCTCGTTGTTGATGAAACTTTTTCGATGATGAATATTCTTACCAGCAAAGTTTCCGGCAAAGAACTGGAACATCAGATTCTGAATATCTGGCGTCTTGCTTATTGCTTTGGTAGGTCTTATAGTTCTCCTTATACCTACTCTCATCGTCTTTGTCTTTCTGGAACTCCTCTGAATGAAGCTTTAATCACTCTTCATCAGATTCTTCCTAAATTTCAAAAAGAGAATAAACTTCAGAAAGTTCAGTGTATTGTTCTGACTGATGGTGAAGCAAGTCAACTTGTTCATCATAAAGAAGTTCAGCGTCACTGGGAAAAGGAACCTTACATTGGAACTGGATATATCAATCCAGAATCTACCTTCCTGCGTGATCGTAAACTTGGAACCACTTATAAGATTAGTTATGGGTATCATGAATTCACTGATGTTCTTCTGCGGAATCTGAAGGATAAGTTTTCTTCCACAAACTTTATCGGTATTCGTGTTCTTGAAAGTCGCAACATGAGTCGATTTGTTCAGATGTACCACTCATATAACGATAAGCAGTATGAAAAAATCCAAAATGATTGGAAGAAGGTGAAAAGTTTTACCATCACTAACTCTGGATATGATGCTTACTTTGGAATGTCAGCAGCTGCGCTTTCTCAGGATTCTGAGTTTGAAGTTGCGGAGTGTGCTACCAAATCGCAAATCAAATCTGCTTTTGTTAAGTCACTGAAGACCAAGAAACTAAATAAAAAAGTTCTTGGTGAGTTTATTTCTCTAGTTGCATAAGATGCAAATAAACCATTGCCTCCTGGCGAAGGTGGTACTAAAATTAAAGGAAAGACATTCCAATTCAAATGAAAAAAACTGACAACATTGATAAACTTTTAAACATTGATCATATCAATAAGATTATCACTCAAAAAAGAGAACTAAATCCTCCATCATTTAATGGTAGGTTTAGAGATAAAGTTAGAGAAAAGTATCCTAGTTATGAACTAAAATGAAAACCAAATTTCCACTTGAGCACGTAGTCAAATACGACACAAAAGAAGTATGGATTAAGTGTAATAGCAGCATAACTGCTATGGGTATTCCTTCACTTGTAGAAAAATATTATCCAGGTTATACTGGTCACATCGCAAGTGAAGAGTACCTTGAAAAACTCAAGAACCAGTTGGCAAACTGACCACAGGGGCCCCAAGAGGACCCTTTTTTCGTTTATAATGACTAGGTTGAAACAAAGCAAACGCATGACACTCTCCTCCGACTACATCCGCACTTCTCTTCAGAACCTCTATGGTAACACCATTACTGGTGCTGATATTCGTGCCTGGTGTAATCTGAACAATGCTAACTATCAAACTGTCACTAAGAAACTTGACCAGTTCAAAGTTGGCCGTGGAAAATGGAATCTTGAAGTGACACAACAAAAAGTAGAAGAAATCGAACGTACTTTCCAAGCACCCGCAGTGGTTCCCCCCATCGAACAAAATCTTATTCCTGATAAAGATGATACCTTCGTCAAGTTTGGTAACTTTTCTGATGTTAAAAAAATTATTCAGTCCCGTCTCTTTTATCCTACGTTCATTACGGGTCTTTCGGGTAATGGTAAAACGTTCAGCGTGGAGCAAGCGTGTGCTCAACTTAAGCGTGAATTGATTCGTGTAAATATTACGATTGAAACTGATGAAGATGACCTTATCGGTGGTTTTAGGCTTGTTGATGGGAACACTGCATGGCATAACGGTCCCGTCATCGAAGCACTTGAACGAGGAGCAATCCTTCTCCTTGATGAGATCGATCTCGCATCTAACAAAATCCTCTGCCTTCAATCTATTCTAGAAGGTAAAGGTGTCTTTCTGAAGAAGATTGGTCGCTGGGTAAAACCTGCTGCTGGATTTAACGTTATCGCAACCGCTAACACTAAGGGTAAAGGTTCTGATGACGGTCGCTTTATCGGCACCAACGTTCTGAACGAAGCGTTCCTGGAGAGGTTTCCTGTGACCTTTGAGCAGTCCTATCCAGCTCCTGCTACCGAGCAGAAGATCCTGGAAGGGGTTGCTCTGGATATTGGTGTGGAAGACCGCGATTTCTGCAAGCGTCTAGTGGATTGGGGTGATATCATCCGCAAGACCTTCTACGATGGTGGTATTGAGGAAATCATCAGCACCCGCCGCCTGGTTCATATCATCCGCGCTTACAGCATCTTCCAAGATAAGGCAAAAGCAATCCAAGTTTGTGTGAATCGTTTTGACGACGAAACCAAACAAGCCTTCCTGGAACTGTACGACAAGGTTGATGCTGATTTCCAAATGCCATCTAATGAACTTGAATTGACTGTTGAGGGTGGTCATCAAGTTGACTACAAACCTTCAATCTGATAGAATATGAGGAGGTCAATGTGCCTCCTTTCTTTGTCCTTTTACTATGAAATACAATGTCTGAAAACTTTGAAGACCGTTATGAGGATAGTTTCAAGTCCTCTGGATTTTCCATTGACTTTACTGGAGATACTGTAATCAGTTCTGGAAATCATTCAGACACTATCTCTTGCTATGGTGCCAATGATATTCTAGGTTACTTTGGTAATCATTCTTACATCAATGGAGCAAGTTCCTCTGACACTATTACATTTAATTTGAATATGCCTGAAGATACGAATAAAAATGGATTTTGGAAATATAACGAAGATAAAACTCTGAAAGAAATTAAAGATTATCTTGGTAGCACTTATCGTTCTCATTACACTTCCGAACAATCTAAAACTCAAACTCTTGATTTGATTGAGAGTATTGGTGATGCAGAAGCATTCACTCGTTCAAATGCCATCAAGTACCTTTCTCGCTTTGGTAAGAAGAATGGCAAATCCAAGATGGACATTTTGAAAGCAATCCA